CCTAGCCGCCACACCACCTGTGTTCTCTTGTTCCTGTGATACCCGTAGTAAGTTCACGCGCTGTCTTGTCAGTAAGCGCATAGGTTTTCTTGGTGGCAGCCCCTACAAGGCTCTCTGCTGACGTGACCAGTACGGTCTAAATGCAAAAAGCCCCTAAAGTCTTGGCTCTCAGCGTGGCAGCGCTCCCTTTCGGGTAAAGAACCAAAGCTTTAAGGGCCTTGATTTCCTATGCTGCCACATAGACGTAGCAACATTAACACAAGTAAAAAAAAGCCTCAAGTCTTAGTTGAGGCTAAAGCCGCTGAAGGAGGAAAGCGGCGCGAGAAATTAGTGCCACCATACTAGCACTATATGCATCATTTAGTGTGTTTCAGCGAAATTTCAGGCCATATCCACGCATACATAGCTGGGAACATAGTTTTTCTGCTAATTAATCCTTCGCTTTGTTCTTCAATCATCGCAGCCAGATAAACACGTTTATCGTCTGGAATGCCGTTTTTACGCCACACGCATACAGCTGGTGGACTAATGTTTAGCCTTTTAGCAATAGCTGTTGGGCCACCAAGCATATCTATTATTTGGGAATCATTCATTAACGTAGATTAACAAATAATGTTTGACAGGTCAATTAATCTAGCTTAACCTGTTTCTTGTCGTGAATTTACGGCATACATCTAGGAGACTTTACTTATGGAAAATCTAATGCAAGAAATCGAGGAACGACTTGACGAAGTTCTTTGGAAAATTGAACAAACTTTAGAACCTGACGAAATATCGCTTATTCGCTGGGCTTGCGGCAAATCATCTTACTCAACTAAGGATCAACATGTTAATTTCGACCACACAATCTAATAGCACAAAAGAATTCAAAAATGCGCCAGCTGGTTCCCACCTTGGCCGACTTTATAAGATCGTTGACCTTGGTACTCAGCAAGGTGAATGGGAAGGTAAAGCCACCTTTGCTCGTAAAATGATTTTTTACTTTGAGTTGCACGGTGAGGATGACAAAGGTATGCCATTAGTTAATGACGATGGCAAGCCGTTAATCGTTACCAAATACTATAACGCTTCTCTTGGCGAAAAAGCAACATTACGAAAACATCTGCAAACGTGGCTAAATTTAGACTTTTCCAAAATGCCTGAAGGTTTCAAGGTTGAAAACATTTTAGGCAAGTTTGCAATGATTAACGTCACTACTTATCAAAAGGATGGCAAAACCCGCGCATCTGTTGAGGGTCTGTCTGCCGTACCTGCCATAGTTGTTAAACATGGCTTGCCTGAAGGTTTTAACGACATATCTATGTTTGATCTTAATAAGTTTGACAGCGCAAAGTTTGATTCTTTGTCAGACAGCATTAAGAAAATGATTATGAGTTCACCGGAATATCGTGCGCTTACCCAACAGCCAGAATCATTGTCCGATGATCTTGGCAACGACGATATACCCTTTTAAGGATCAATATGACTTGCGAAACATGTTTTTATTGGTATCACGACAATCATTTTGGTTCTTGCAAACGCTATCCAAAAGTTGAAGTTAAGAATAAAAACGATTGGTGCGGAGAATTTAAAGAAAAATTAGCTGTTGTTTCTTTCCCTGCTTACGGCGAAAGTGGCGAATTTTTACCTGCCATAACTTCAGAAGAAGTAGACGAAATGATTAAAACAGAAAAGAAACGTGGGCGACCCGCGAAGGAGAAATCATAATGGCTGGTCATTGGTATCGTAGAAGTGATGGTAGCCCGATGTACACGATCGTCGGCAAAAACGGCAAAGAACGCGACACAACGCTGCGGGATGCTAGGGAACATGATTTAGTACCTAGCGTCACCACAATTATGCGCGTAGCAGCTGCACCAGGCCTTGATCTATGGAAGCAACAACAAGTCTTAAAAGCAGCTGTAAGCGTTCCTAGACTTGAGAATGAGCCAGAAGAAGATTGGTTTAGTCGGATCATGAAGGTTAGCAAGGAAACGTCTGCTGAAGCCGCAGATCGTGGAACTTCCATGCACAACGTCATTGAAGATTATTTCAATAAGAAGCCTGGCGATTACCCTGACTACGTTTTAAATACTTACTTTGCGATTGTTAAAGAGTTTGGCAATCAAAAATGGGTAACTGAGAAATCGTTTGCAGTTGACGGTTTTGGCGGCAAGGTTGATTTACATTGCGAAGATATTGTTATCGACTTCAAAACCAAAGAAGTTGTTGACGATAAAACCGCAGCGTATGACGAACAATTAATGCAACTGGCCGCTTATAGCCGTGGTCTAGGTATGCCAGACGCACTTTGTGCCAATGTGTACGTAGATTTGGCTGGCAACGTCAAGATCATCACCCACGATCCGCAAGACATAGAGAAGGCCTGGCAAATGTTTACGCATTTGTTGGCTTTCTACAGAATTAAAAACAGCATTTAATTTCTACAGAAAGGCTGGCTTTGCTGGCCTTTTTTAACTTATAAGTACCATTTTTTTAAGTTATCAATAAAGTTGTTGACATTAAACATTAACCTAGCTTAATATTAATTGCAGTAACACAACTTAAACTTTACTTAGGAAAACAAAATGACATTATATAAATTTAATGTTTTTGCTAATTACCGTACTCAGGTTGGCGAAATGTGGGCAAAGTCAAAATTTGACGTTCAACTGCAAATTGAGCGTGATTTTCCTGCTTGCGCCGATATTTACGTTTGGATGGCTTAAAGGACATGTATATGACAAAGGATATTCACCGCCGTGGACTTGACGAAGGAATGGGCATTGCCCTTCGCATGATTAACGAAACCCTGCAAGTTAATTGCGAACATTTGGGCGATGCAATAGCCCATGTAAATGTTTTAAATAATCAACGTAGGTGGCTTAAACAGGATTTAGAAGCCATTCGCGAGGCTTATTTAAAACTGTCTGACGAATACAAACAACTTCAATATCACTACGATTGCGCAATTTTAGACTCGAAAGGTTTAGATCATGACAACTAATCACCCTTACTTAACTATTGCTTTTGTTATTGCTCTTGCAATCTTTGCTGAAACTATCGTGGAGTGGATATTATGAGCCAACAAGAAGCCATCATTAAATGCCTCAAGAAAGGCTGGAAAAGCCCTTTAGACGCGCTAAACGAAGCCGGTACTATGAAACTAGCTACTAGGGTTGGAGAACTGCGTAGAGCGGGTTATATTATTCTAGACAAATGGTCGCAGCACCGTAAATACAAACTTTACAAGATCATCAAAACGCCGGAGACAGCATGAAACAAACCAATGGTATGAATTTTGCCGATAGCTATATCTATACACCAGCCACAACAGACGTGACTATTCGTTGGCGCAAGATTTATAAATGGATACCGCCTACCGAAGACCCAGTTTATCAGCGTAAATGGGCTGCTTTTAGGCACATGACTGTTGCCGGTATTGAAGCCATAGGCAAACAATAATGCAAATTTATTCTTACATATTGTTTACTGCGGGGCTTTTTATCGGGGTTGGCTGTTGTTTATTTGTTGCCGCAGCCATCATTGCAATGGTTACGTTTTATGAATAGTTTGTGGAGAAAAAGAACAATGCAGGATAAAAGGTTTTGCACTACCTGCCAAAAGAAAAAGCCGGTTGCCGGTGGTTACAAGCAACCAGGCTTGTGTAGAGGGTGGCGTTGCGAGGATTGCTTAAACTTTCGCAGCGTCAGCCCTTATTTAAGTAAAAAGAAGCCTACTTGTGACGCAAAGCAGGAATCGGATGCGCCGAATCCATAGCTAATTTTTCGTGGTGCTTTAACTCTTTGCTAATAGCGTGAACTTTTTCGATTTCTTTTTGAAAATCTTTTTTAACAACGTAGTTCTTATCGTTGTCAGTTTTGCATTCACCTTTAGTAATCTTGAAATTTGTTGCCATGTTATGCCCCTAAATACATTGCACGTTCATCATTACGCCTAATTTCTAGGCCCTTGGAAACTTTACCACCAGCTAATCGATACTTTAAAAAGGCATCGGCTGCGCCCTCAAAGTCGCCCCTATTGTGACGCTGTCTGATACTAGACTTTTGAAGACCACCCAATCCTGCGTTGAAAGCGAAACTGACCAAAGCATCAAACCGCCCTTGAGTAAGCCCAGTAGGGCAGTAACGTAAAACGCCGCGCTCAAACCTAAGTAAATCGTCCTGCAATATTCTATCCACTTCATCGTCAGAAAGCTTTCTATTCCATTCAATAGGGCAAATTAATGTACCACTAGCCTTAGCTGCTTTGCGCTCGTCTAAGGTCATTTTAAGATGCTCTGGAGGCGCTATTAAATGACCTACTCCAGTAGTCCATAACAAGATCGAATCTAGGTAAGCCTTTTTCCTTACCCCCTCATGGTGCATTAAAGTTTTCCTACCTACATCCGACATTCTCATTTTTTGCTAAACGCTTGTGTGCCAAACCAAAACGCTATAACCGATGCCCAGATCAACTGAGTATCTGAATCCCATACTTCATCAATCATTAGCTTAAACGGTACGTTCTGAGTCCATGCATACCATACGCCAGCAATATCAATAGCCACCAACAAGAAGAACAAGCCATAGGTTATTGTTGGCCTGACCATAGCGCGAGCATTAATCACCCATTGGCTAGCACCCTTACCTATCTCTATATCGTGCTGGTATAAAGCCTTGCGCTCGTCTGCTGCGGTTTGTATCTGTATTTGCTCTGTATGTATTTCTTCAACACGTTCTTGAGCCTGGAAACCAGCTTTTTGCATTTCAAGCTGCATTTGCATTTGAATCTGAGCCATCTCTAATTCATGTTTCTTATCAGATTTATCCTGGAAGAAATTAAGCAAGCTGGGAAGTCCACCTGATAAGAACGACATAAATGTTGACAATAAAGTAAGCATCATTAACCTTTTTATGCAAAACCAGTTAGTTGTTATCGTTCCTGTACTTCCATTAATATTTTTGCGCGTAATTCACGCATTTTCTTTATTTCATACATGGCTGCAACTGTTGCATTATTCATATCAAGATACATTATGCCCATAACTGGCAACGCAATAATCAGCACAAAACACAAGACCACCACGGCGATGAGTAAGCTCCACGGTACGTCTCGCTCATCCTTATCAGTATCATTACCCATAGAAACCACAACATTATGAACACCACCGCCACGATTGACGTCATCTGCTCCGCGATTTTTCTTCTTATATTTGCCCGTCGCCATTGCGCCACCTGTTGCCTTAGTAACTCTTGACGTTGCACCTCTGCACGTTCTGCTTTAATCCTGTCCCGCATGGCCTCAAACTCTGACCAAATTGCCCCTAATTCTTTTGGTGCTTGATATACCAATGTCTCACGCAACTCTGTTTCTAACCGCTGCATTTCCTTCTGAGCCATGATTCTATTAAAAGCTTCTTGATTTACAGATAGCTCAGGATCACGAACCTTTTTAGTTTTTAGTTCTTCCTCGTGAACATGTTTCTCAAGCTGCTCATGCGCTTTAAAAAAATGTCCCAAATGACCGCTAATGTCAGCAACAACGTCTTTAGCTTTGCCGTAAGCATCAACCAACTCCATACCGTCTGCTTTAGCTGTTTGATATAACTCGCAGCCTTGTTTAATAGCAGAAGCAGCCAGTTTTGCAGCCGCAAGAATAGTGAGCGGATCAATTTTATTTGTTTAAAAAAAGGTGGGTTAAATAACCTATGCCGCTACTTATTGCAGATATAAACATCATGCCAGCCCACATGCCGCCCTTGCCCTTGTTGGCCAACGCAAGCAATTCTTTTAAGTCTCGATCCATTTGATCAACCTTTTTATCCAAAGATTCGACTTGAGCCACTAGCTGACCGTATTTGAACATATCCACGTCTGACATTTCCTGCACCTTATGTTTTCTGAATGAAGGCTAAAGCGTAATAAAGTGGATTATTCGTTCCAACTGAAGTAACCACGCCGGATGATGCAAAACCGCCATTATTACCGACCGAATAAGAAGTGCCAGCACCGACAACAAAACGATCACGAAGATCAGGCGTTCCATTCGTACCGTCGCATATAACATAACCACTAGGGATTGATCCTATTGAACCCGACCACATCAAAATACAACCAGTCGGCACAGCTGTTGTTGATGAAGAACTACCCAAGATTCCATAAAGGTTGTCGTAGGTAGATATAACCGCGCTGGCTGAATCCGTTAAAACAAATTTATAGTTAGAACCAGAACTTAACCAAATCTCTTGTGGTGGCCTACCATCCGTACCTAAAGTAATAGGGTTGGTGTTGGCTATAGTTCCAGACGAAGTCGTATAAGTAGCAAGCGGAGTCGTTGTTCCAGCTTGATAAGTATAAATAAAACCGCCCGATAACGGTTCACCCAAAGTTGTAAAGAATTGAAAGCCGTTACCTATCGGCGAAAGATTGACTGCCATATTATTTCTTCTTTCCTATGTCAGACAGCCTAACTCCTGCTGCCGGTTTAATTGTTTGCTTTACTTCTTTAGCTATTTGTCTTTGTTGCAATACTTGGCTTGCCGGTTCTACAAAGTATTTAACGCCAGGAATATTTTTTAACAGTTCAGCACCGTATTGTTTAGCCATTTGAGCAGCAGCAACAGCAGTATTTGATTCATTAACAAACGAACCTTTTGGCCTAGCTTCTACAATTTTGCCTGTGCTTGCAATAGCGCGAATTGTCTTAGCATCTTCGCCAAACAAAGGTTCAAGCTTTTTGTTTACATCAAGATTATCAACCATCTTGTTAAACTTGCCAGTTAAGAAATTACCACTAGCATCGGTTGATTCTCGAATCATGTAATCCAAAGCACCTGAACGCAAATGCTGTATTGCTTGCGGATCACTTTCACCCAAAGTTTCTATTGTTTTAACAAAGTCTTTGTTCTTAGACCTAAAAACAAGCTTTGGAATAAAGTCTCTAGTATCAGCAATTCCGTTCATTACTTCTGCATAAAGCGGGTTGTATGTGTCGCGCTTTTTGTCCAACAAATCAAATTGCGATTTAGCTAATGATCTAGCTTTATCAGCCAACACTTTAGCTTCAGCAGTTTCATTTAATAACGGCATCTTTTCTAATTCGCTACGAACAACAGTCAGCGCATGAACTGCATTTCCATTATTGGCACTTTGTGCCATGCGTGTTTCATTAGCTAAAACAGTTCGAAGATTCTCAAACTGGTTAAAGTTCATAGGTTTGCCTTCTGTGTAATCTTTAATTCTTTTTAGAATTGAAGAAGGCAAAAACTCTTGTTCATCAAATTCACTTAACGCTTTCATTGCGTTGTTGCCAAAGCTTTGACTATCAACTTGAAGCTTGCCAGCACCGTAATCTTTTAAACTGTTGTAAGCCGATGTAATAGCTTCATCATCAGCTTTAATACGCTTGCCCATCAAATCTATTGAACGTTCTGCATCTTCAACAAAACTGGTTGTGTTTACGTCAGGCGCAACACGTTCTTTCATCAAGTTGGCGTTTTCCTGCAGTGCTTTGTTTTGCTCATTCAAATGCGTCGCAACTTGGTCTTTGATGCCACGTTGGTTGCGTTCATTGCTGATAATTACAGGGTCTTGGGTAGCTTGACCGCGAGTTAAACGAACTGGAACCGGCAGTTGATCTGCATCCATAACTCGATTTAACGCATCAACATTTACATCGCCAGGCTTAACTTTTGACAGTTCTGCTTTAAGTTCAGGCGTTGCTCTAGCCGTAGCTTCAGCCAATGTTGCAGCATCAGCAGTTTTAGCTGCACCAACACCAGCCATAATTGGCTGATTAGCAGCTGGTTGAACTTTAGCAACCGCAGGTTTAACACCCGCTTCCATAGTTGGCTCAATACGCACAGCAGGAGCAACTTTTTCAGCAAATTGCGCTTCAATAGCAGCTTTTGCACCTGGCACTTTAGGAATCAAAGGAACAGGTAAAAATGCACCTAATTGCTGCGCTACCTTACCTTCTTGCGTAGTTGGCTGGCCTGGTAGTGCTTGCTGTATTTGTTCGGTAGTTGGTGCTGCTGGCGCATTAGGGAATGCTGAACCAATATTTTCAACAATCAGTTTATTAATATCGCCAGGCGCACCCAAAGCTGACGTTACAGCACCTCTAGCTGCACCGCCAATAGTTCTAGCTAAACCACCCATAGCACCAGTAAAAACGTCGCTAGTGTCCTTTACAGGTACACCGCCTCTAGTTCTTACGCCAGTTGGTTCTTGTGGCGTTTGAGTAGGTGGCATTTGCGGTATTGATGCCGCTTTAACGCCGCCGCTGCTTTCAACTTTAACTGGTGGGCCAAGTTCCTGAGATTGATTTAAAAAATCATCTAATGCGCTAGTTGATTGCGCAGGTTTTGATGGTTGTTTAGAACCGCCCATCTCACGACGGATCATTTCAATGTTAGCTTGAGCCCTGCGTCTTGTATCCGCATCAGGACTATTTAAATCAGTCGTGTTTTGGTCAAGTTCGCCTTGCAGAATCTGCATTCTGCCTTGATCCCTTTTTTGCTGAACTTCGGGAGCTATTTTAAAAGCTTTGTCCCTAGTTTCAGGCTGACCACTCGACAAGAAATCATCAAGCGCACCCATTATTTAACTCCGGTAAAGTTACCATTTACCATTGCATCAATGTTAGCTTTTTTGTTTTTAAAATCGGCTAAATCTTCAGGCGACAAACCTTCAAAAAGCTTTTTGTAAGCAGCTTGTTTTTCTTTGTATGGCATTTTTGATTTCTCAATTGACATTGCCTCAAACAATTTGCTATCGCTGTTATTACGCCAAACTTGGTCAAATGTTGCGCCGTTATTGTCGCCAAATTGTTTGTAAAAAGAATCCTTTGCTTTAGCTTGCAAATCAATATTTGTTTGATTAGCTTTGTTTCTTCGAGCAATTTCAATTAATACATCAGGCGGTACTTTAATAGTTCCACTAGCAGCCTCAGCCATGTTTAAACCGCCAACTGTGTCTGACGTACCTAATACTTTAGCGTTTTGAATTGCTTGATTAGCTAAATTTTTAGCAAGTTCATCATATTTTTCGCTTTGAGCAAACATTTGTAACTTGCGCTCAAGATTAGCCGCAATACCGCCTTTAGTAAAAAACGCTTCTTTTTTTAATTCTTCTGCTGCTTTAATAACTTCGTCAGAAACTCTTTCAGCGTCAACTAATGCTCGTTGACGATCAAGCAAAGATTGACGTTGCGTTTGTTGATATTTCCTATCTGATTCTTCACTAGGCGCTAAAGGAGTTAAATCGCCAGCTTTGCGAACTGGATAAGCCAAAGAAACGCCACCAATTTTAGGTAATTGCTGTGGTTGCGTTATTGGTTGTGTTGCCGGTTGACCAGGCTGCATTTGTTGCTGGCCTTGAATTGTAGGCGTTCCAATTGTGCCGCTTTCAGCCGTATAAGTAGCAGGTGCGCCACCAGCGGTAGTCGTAAGCTGTGGCGTTCTACGTGCCGCTTGTGATTCGCTAGTAGTTGCCGCTGTATTAATGTAATTTAAAACACCCGCCAGTTTTTCAGGATGAGTTTCCAAAACATTCATTAGCGGATCAATGTGCGCTTTTGCGGCCTCTGGATCAACGCCCTGATTAATCATTAACTGATTTAAGTTTTGCAATACTTCTTTAGCACTCTCAGGGTTTTGCGCAGCCGCTGCAATAGAAGGATCACGCAAAGCACCTGTCAATATCTGAGTTGCTAATGCGCCTTGCTTTTTTTTGTACTCAAAGTCTTTTTCTTTTGTTGCTATAGGTTGACGTTTGCGTTCTTCTTGCGCAGTAACAACACCAGTTTGTATTTCTTCAGGCGTAAGTGTTTCAGCTTTTTGAGTAGCTAATTGCTGTTGACGCAATCTTTGCTGCGCTTCTTGAAGTTGCAAAGGGTTCATCTGCATAGACTGCTGAAGTTGTTGCGCACCAGAAGCAATGTTCAACATATCAGCCAAACTTGTAGGTTTAGTCTGTGGGCCTAAATTGTAATTAAAACCATAGTCCGGCATGATTATTCCTTAACCAAAGTATCCAGGAGTTTGCGTACTAGCTACGTTTTGGTTTTGTCCCAAAATAGCCTGTAAAAGCTGATTTTGTTGGTAGTTTTGCAAACCGCCTTGAACCGCATTTGCAGCACCTGTCAAACCAGCTGCTTGAGCCGCCGCTGAACCTACCCCCAATTGACCTGCCGCTGTAGTAGCAGCCTGACCAGCTTGTGCAGTTGTGTTTTGTGCTTGTTGTCCAAGTCCGGCTATACCTGCTAAGGTATTGTAAATGCCTGTACGTTGATTCTGGAAGTTTTGAAAAGCATTTTGATAAGCGTTTTGCGCATAGTTCTGCGTGTAGTCCTCAAGGCCACGCAGCGCATTACCACCAATCAAACCACCGCTTACGTTAGCCGCACGTTGTTGCGCTTGCTGACCTTGACCAAGCATAAAGTTGTAATTAGGTGCTAAACCTGCATACAAATCTTGTGGGCCAAATTGATGCGTAAAGTAATCAGTTCCTGTAGCTGTACCTGTAGGCTGACCTGTTTCACCATAAGTTGTATATTGACCTGGCAACATACCTCTTATCTGATTTAATGCACTATAACCAGCCGCACGATTTGGTGCAAATTGTTGGTTAATAGTGTTAAACATCGACATTTGATTAGCCGACGCTTGTTTGGCTGC